AGGTGTTGATTCCCTTCCGTTCAGCAGTATTTCAGCTGTTCGGTAAATTGTTGCATAAAAGTACTCGTGCAACAACAAATGAGTCCCGTCCCAATAGATAGGAGGACGGCCGAAGAAATCGATTTCGCGATTTCTTTTCGGAACCTTAAGAGCCTGACAGGCAACCTTTCTTTTCTCCATGATATCGGAGAATTAAAGTTGCCCGTCCTCACAACCGTACAAGACATCAAGGTCTTCTGTAACGGTGTGGGCGAAGGTTCTACCCGGAATGAGTTCACTACTTCACTGAAGCAGCGGCTCGAAGAACGCAAAGATGACCTGCATCAAAATGGGGTCAGAAATGTGCAACTCGTGCTGGCAAAAATCAGAAGAAGTATCGTGGACTCGGTTTTCCTCTTCCGGAAGACTCTCAGCTCTCGTTCCGCTGACACTGTCGCCTATACCGAAAAGCTCGGGCGGCAGAGTGTCGGGGACGATGATTTCATCGCTTTCTCTAAAGACCAGATCCCACGTATGTTCAAACGTGGCTGGGATAAGAAGCTGAGCTCGAGGGTTGCCCTGGTGTGCGTGTCGAAGAGTGCCTGCTATGAGAGGTCTCGGACCGATGGGGGTGCACGACGCGAGATTTGTCAGAAGTACACAAGAGAGGAGTTCATAGAACTATGTAACTCCGGTACTAAGATTGACAAGTGCCGTCGGGTCACAGTGGTGAATGACAAGGGGAAATCCCGAATCGTCACTATGGCCAGCGCCCTCCAATGGTGCATGAGTCCCTTCATGGGGATGCTCTACGATCACATCTCGAAGATGAAATGGCTCCTGCGCGGTGATGCGACTGTCGGAAAATTTAGACAGTTCACGCGTAGGCAAGGCGAATTCTTCTGCAGTGGTGACTACATGTCAGCCACAGACAACTTCAATGCTGTCCATTCATACAAGATAATGGAAGCAATCCTTGAGACTACTAAGCATGTCTCTAAGGGTATGAAGGCCACGATCCTCGGTTTCCTAGAGGATTGTGACATAGTCTGCAAGGGCAAGACCACGCGGAAGCGTTCAGGACAGTTGATGGGGGACAAGACAAGCTTTCCCCTGCTCTGCATAACCAACTACCTTGCGTTTAAGTACGCTTTCAAGGACGTGAAGCGCGATATCCCTGTTAAGATCAACGGGGATGACATCGTGTTCCGCGCGACGAGAGCCGAAATCGACCACTGGTTCGAAGTTGTAAAGAGTGCCGGACTCCAGGTTCATAAAGGAAAAACCGGTATCGACGAAGGATTCTTCAACCTCAACAGTACCACATTCCACGCTGGACGTACAAGAGTTACCATGGTACCGATCATCAGATCGGCTCCATGGTACCGCCCTTGCGTGGGAATGAATAAGTTGAGTGTCGGAGACCGTCTTGACGCTGCATTCTCTTTCAAAGGGAAGCAGAAGTTCACATGCCAAGTCAGGTTCCTTCGGGACAACGTGCGCCATCTCCGGATGTCGGGTGTGTCAATGCTGCGTGGTCACCATTCAAGCGTACCACCGCAGGTCCTTAAGAGTGCAAACCTGCACGAGAGAGAACGAACTTATCTCTCCCTTCCTGATCAGATAGACCGCCTTCCGGCGCAATCGATCACAGGTTTGCCCCCCTCCCTGGTCTCAGTTCCCCTCACCAAGTCAACAAGAAGACTGGTGAAACGCGATAAGAAACAAGTCGCGATGGAATTTGTTAAAGAGGCCTGGCGAGATGAGGATGGATCAGACGACCCCGTTCCCCAGGGGTGCATTCAACTTGCACGCCCCCCTGTCGTCCCCGAAGCTGTTGCTAAGAGATGGGTTCCCCCTATTGGGGGAGACCCTAACAACAAGGCCTTCAGGGTTGATGACATGCGGTGGCGGAAGATGTTCGCACGGGCAGTGAGGAAGACAACCGGGTTGATCTTGAGGTCAACTCTCGAAAAGAAATATAAAAAAGATAGAAAACGATCAAAACAAGAAATCTTCGGCCCCGGGTTCATTATACCGGGCTCTTTAGAAAAGGGGATGGAAGATCCCAACAGTATCAACTCTGTTGATCCGAATGTGGGTGGAAGCGCAAGTGGTGAGAACGATCGCGGCAACGCCAGCGTGGGTCGAACGACACCAGCCCGTATGGTAAAACTTGGGGAGAAATGTCAGGACGAGAAGTTAGTGGAGTTCGATGAGTATCATAGGGGTAGGAATATCCTTGAGCGAATGTCGCTCGGAAAGACCTTCCCCCCGATCCCATCATACGTCTCTACCTACCATAGCAAGGTCTGCTTTGGTGACATCTTGTCCATGATTCCGGTCAATAAGGACAGCGGTGAACCCGCCCAAGCGTAGCATAACAAACGGTACAGACTAGGTCTGCTGTTGGAAGCGCTGTTCCGTGAGAAGAATGATTAAAGTGAAAACAAACACCAGAAACTTCTCGCTTCGCAGTAGGTTCGTGGAAGATAACGGGATGAGTCGGATGAAAATTCGACATGATTACCATCTATGACGTGAGAGGGCCTTTCAGGTCTGTCCGTGTCCATCCCAAAGGAGTAGAAAATGCTCCCTCCATGAACAAGTTCATGTTCATCTCCTCCTGTCAGG